TAAATCTAAATAGATCTCCTTTTATAATGTCGTTTCCTGAAAACATTCATCTTATGGTTTGATAAAGTGATTAAATGTTCAGTAGATTTGGCGACAAGTTTTATCTTTTATAAGTAAAAGATAGTAAAACTAATCACTAGTATGTTTATGAATTAATTCAATCCATGTTGGGAACATGGATCGAACATCTTCATCACCGAACCTAGTAAATTCAGTGAGTGTTTGTATAAATTTTTCTCTATAGCCTTCATACTCGGCTTTTTCATCACAGTGAAACAAGAGTTCTCTCATAACAGAGTTACAAGTTTGAACTAATTGTTCCTCAGGTGTGATTTCTTTAGAGGGTAAATAATAACAAAGACTTTTCATAAGGGAATCTTTATCTAAAGGTGCAACAATTCTTTTTAATTCTGGATGATACCTAAAACTTCTTTTTAAAAAAGAAATTTGAGATATATCGATGAATCTCGATGAATGTTGTTTTTTATCTGACGTAGTAAACGTCATATAATAAATTTCCTCTACAAATTCACCATAAGATATATTATTAAAATAGGAAGATAATTCCTCTTTTACACCACATAACATATCATCACCATATGTTATAGGTAATAAAAGTTTAGTAAAATCTCTTATTTTAAATTTGGTTGTTTGATTCATGGCATTGTCTGCACCCAAAGGTGTACACATAATGGCAAAAGCATAATACAAAAGAATAATCCCCCTAAGGGAGTTGTCCTCTGCAGTAGCATATTTACCAGAGGGTTGAAAACCAGGTGGTGTGAAGACAGTACCATTCATAACAACTGTAGGATAAAGATTATCAGTTAATAATCCTTGTACTATTTTGAGAGAATGTTCATTGTATCCTAATTTTTTCAAAGAATTATAGACTACAGAATTAGCCATAATACCAATGCCGACTGGCATACTGGTATCGTAGCCCCCATAATCACCCTCCATAATATACGGAGAGAAATCTTTGAGAGTGTTATACATAACATCAACTTCTGATGAATGCATATTAACACCAACTTTCGTAAAAAACACATCCCTGTGTTGACACATTAAGCTATAAAAAGGCATAAGATACATTCTATTAGCTAAAGTCATATCATAAGATGACATGGCAAAAACTCTAGTGTTTCCACTAATAACTTTAGCTCTAGAACGAGGTTCATCCTTAAGTTGAGCACCAACCATAGAATGACTAGTTTCATCGCGAAGGTAAGAGTCTAATATCTCCTGGACTTGAATTTTAACTTCAGGTTTAGGTGATACAGCGTCCTCCTTAAATGATAACGGTGTTTTATCTTGATATTTACTTTTTGTACCAGTGAAAAGAAATCCACCGGAAGTGTTATTACGCATAGCTCTGTAATAAAAATTTTCGGGAAACCCGTTTTGTGCCACACTTAATGGAACAGGGTTGGCCGAGGTGATATTTTCAGCTTTTAAACGTAATATTAGATCAGTAGTAAATGATAATACAACATTCTCCATAATTCTATTATTAAGTGGTGCTTTTAAAACACCAACTTTCTTAATAAAATTATTTTCAGGTGAACAAAATACGCCGTCATTATGAAACGATCTCATTCTAGGAGCCATATATTTAGGTTGACCATCATAAGTAGACGGAACACCTAACAAATGATCAGTTTTATCAAATAAGACACTTTTAGTTAGAGTACTTTTGGAAGCAATATGTGAATGATCACTTATTTTTCCATAGACATTGACGGAAGGTATATCTTCATATAATAAAGGACATTTAGGTCCTAAAGGGACTATTTCACTCGTAGTATTGAGACGAAAGGCTCCTTCAGAAACTATATTTGTTAATATGCATCTATCTTGTAATATTTGTAATTGTTTTAATAAAGTAGTTTTGTCAATAGGACATGCATAACCAAGAGTGCCTTGACCAGCACAGTGAATTCCCATTAAAAATGATTTATAACCAATAGTAGAAACTAAGGGACTACCACAATCACCAGATTTATGCTCTGGAAATGTGTATCTATAAGGATCAAAAACACTCATACCAGATTCATCATCTACTAATTCAGTTTTAACTCTTTGAGAAATAAGTTCTTTATGTAAGAACATAGAATTCTGAGGAATTGTACTGCGGGGATTATCACATAGAGAAAAAGTAATATCTTTAAAAATAGAACCTATTAATCTGACTAATAATATATCATCAGAAACTTCTAGATAATCTTCAGAAGTAAAATGAGATTTAACTAAACCAGAAGCAATATCTGGATTCATTGAAATATGCATCGTGTATAATTCTCC